GACATGTTTAGCTCCAACTCGTTAGGATTGATACGGACATCTCGCAGCTGAGTAGGTCACCCGATGCAGCGTTGAGAATACTTGGTGCGCTTATCGCGCTTACATTATAGGTCAAAGATGATGCAGCGAGCTTTGCGAACACGCCACAGACTGTGTCCTCGATGCCGTTAAGGTTTCCCTCGTTGTCGAACAGTGGAACAGTCATAACAATCTTGAAGTTAGCCATTGGGCTAATCGAGATATGCTGATTGTTGCTAGGTGTTAAATAAGGATCATCTGGAGAGACAATCACAGAGTTAGCAAGAACTGTGGCAGGTGGGAAAGCAAAAGTCTGCCACTTAGCGTTATCGACTAAAGCCGTTGCTAATGTAGTCCTAAGAGTAGTGACGGCAACAGGCATCAGCCCACCATCGAGTTAGGTGATAAGCAATGGGCAATCATGCCCCTGATCTTCGCCAGCAGTTGCGCGGACATCCGATAAGGGGATGGCTGGAAATCGACTGCGTTACTGCCTGAGAGAGTGGCGGTACGCGCTTGCCAGATTTCAACAGCTATCATCAAAGCTGCTTGTTGTACTGCTGTATCAGTTGCATAGTCTGTGACTGTTCCTGCAACAATTCCAAAAGGCTGGACGGCATGAGTGCCTTGATCTGCTCCAGTTGCAGCATATGAAAGTGAACCCGAACCGATGGCAGTAATTGTCTTAGTGCCGTTGTATGGGCTTCCGTTTTTAGTAATGATTATGCTTTGTCCTACATAGAAATCTTTAGAAATCTCTTGACCAAAGTAAAGAGTTGCCACATTGTTTGTAAGGCTCTGATGCGTATTGTAAAGCTCGTTCTGCCAAAGCATAGGCAAAAGGACTACATCTGTTGCATCGCATACCTCTTGAAGGGTTGCATCTGGATACAAAGTACCGACTCCGAGTGTTGCACGGAGTTCTGCGACTGTTGTAAGTGCCATGATGTCCTTTCTTAAGACTCTGGGGAGTAGAGGGCTACTACTCCCCAGAGCGACTTAGTGAGTTTGTTACGCCTTGTTGTTCTTAAATGCGCCTGCTCCGACCTTAGTAGCGATTGCTCCAAAGCCGTAGTAGCCGATTGTTACAGAACCGTTTGCAGTTGATTCTGCGCGTAGGCGGTATGTTGGTGACTCGTACCATGTGTAAGCATCTGGGTTCACGATTAGGATAGTTCCATCGCCATCGCCACCGTTTGTTGGATCAACATATAGGTTGAGTCCTGCAACATTGCCTGTCAATGATGTTGGTGCTACTTGACCGCCAGCGTTCATTGGCTGTGATGCTGTGTAGATTGGACGACCTGCATCGTTTAGAGACATGATGTTAGACCATTGTCCTGTTGATACGACCATGTTGCGAGCGAATGGGTTAGGTAGTCCTGCTGTTGCTGCATAAACTGATGCTGAACCGCGAGCAACAATTCCTAGCAATTCTGCTGCTGTTGGATATGTGACTGTTGTTGTTGCATCTGCTGTTGCACCTGAGATAAGTGCTGCATTAACTGCTGCGTTTGTTGCCTTTGCGTAAGCTGCTGCCATGTTGCGAACTAGCTCATCAAAGAATGCTGGAGATGTGCGATCTAGCAATTCAACAGAGAATGTCTGCTGTCCTGCATACTTCTTGACATCTACTGATAGGAAAGCAGCGTTCTGATCTGTGTCGCTGAACGCATCGCCTTCTGGCTCAATCGCAACAGTTGGAACTGCTGTGATCTTTGGAATCTCGAAAGTCATACCTGCATCTGGCAATACTCCACGAGAGATTGCATCGATTGAAGGACGGATTGTTGTTGATAGTGGGTTGATGATTTCTGACAACTGACGAGTTGGAACAAGTCCTGCGTTGTCTGTTGTGTCATCTGCTGCGCGTAGGTATTGACGAGCGTTGTCATCACCTAGAGCTGCACGGATTGTGTTTTCTGCGTACTTAGCTGCTGTTACTTCGATGCGTGGCTTTGTGAAGTATGCTGCTGAAACAGTTGGGCGAGCAGCTTCAACCGCTGGTGCTTCAACTGGTGTTGCTTCGACTGCTGGAGTGGTGTTTTCCACGGCTGTCTCGCTTTCTGTTGGTTGGATTGATTCTTCTACAGCAGATTCTTCTGCTGCAATATCAGTAACTTGAGCCGACTTGAATGCTGGCTCTGTTACTAAACTTACTTCGACCAAGCGAGCAGCTGAAACATAAGTAACGCCATCCTTGATCTTTGATTTGAGGACTTCTGCCCCGATTGATAGACCGCTCTGCAATCCTTCTTCTGCAAGGATTAGAGCTTCTGTACCGCGCTGTGATCGACTGATAGAAAAGACTGCATCGATTGAGTTCTCTGATTCGCTAAAAGAAACCATGCGACCTAATGGCTTCTTAGCATCATGCTGACTTAGCAACTTAATTGCTTTAGGATCTTCGATAGCAATAGATCCAGAGGCAAAGATTACTTTCCCCATGTTTGTAGATCCTGCTTCGACATTGAGAGGCACAATCTTGCCTGATACTGTGCGACTTGCTGAGTCTGCTGTGAGATCAGCTGAGAAGGTGATTACTTGGTTCATTCTAGACCATTGCTTCCGTTAGGTGTTAGATCTGTCATTTCCATAGCCTGTTCCTGGGTAACCAGATTAAGGGCTAGGAGTTTTTCAATTACTGCAAGCTCTTGCAGTGGATCAGTGCGCAGAAAGTTCTTATCAATATCGAACTTAACTACATTGCCACGAGCAGTGATATCATCCATTGACAAGCGATCTTCAATCGCAGTGATGAATGGCTGTAGGGATAGTGTTAAGAATTGCTTGCGTTCATCATTAACATTCTGATATGTATAACTTGAGTTCTGATCTGCTGACACATAGATCGCTGGCACATTGCATAAGCGCGCAATCTCAGTAGCAAGATTCTGGATAGCCTCGTTGTACATCATGTCTTTAGGAGAGAAGCCGACAGTCTTATAATCTAAAGTGCTTGTTAAATAAGCAGTAGAGTTATTTTGTCGAGCTCTTTTCCATGCCGCCAATAATCCTTGCACTTCTGCCGGTGGTAGATCAGCTCCTGAGTTCTGAATGAAACCAGTACTCATCGGAGTGGCTGCTGCAATCGCTGCTGACTTCTGGACATCAATAGCTGCGCGAATTGTCTGCACTCCAGTGTTAAGAATCCCATCGCCTAATGATTGGAAAGTGATTAAAGATCCCAAGCCGTCCATTGGCAAAGTAGTGCCATCGACTGCATAAGATTTAACAAAAGTATTTGTGCTATCAAGTGTTGCAGTTACTCGATGGTTAGCGATCCACTCAAAACGAGAAGGGCGACCATCCTCAGAATAAACTTCGACTACTTTCCAGAAAGCTTGCCCATAAAACAGAAGTGAATCAACAGTCCATGCAATCGTTACAGATCGTGGCTGTGAATATGAAGGCTGCTCTAACCATGCAGGTGAGCCGAGTTCTTCGTTAGTAGATTTCTTATAAAGCTCTAAAGGAATCGCTCCAATAGTTCCACACAATAGATTGCGACAGCGCATAAGTGCTGGCACGGAGATCGCTTCGCTTCTGCCGATGAAGGCATACTGAAACGGCATTGCATAAGGCGAATACTCACCAAGCACCTGAGGTGCGGATTGAGCTTGTAATTGTGGCTTAGGTTCAAGCCCGAATGTCTGCAAGATTCTACCCATAGACAGAAACTATAGCATTTGTCAAGCAATTAGACAATGTGATAAGGGTGTGTCTAAGTAAAGATTTGTGGTTTAGGTTGAGGGATCATTAACTTGCTGACGACCATAGCCAAGCCAATAGGGGCTGAGATATCTCCAGCACTCTTTCGCTTGATGATTCTCCAAGCCGAATCATTGACCTTAGCTGCGCAGTTATTCATCTGCTGAATAAACTCCGCTTGCCCATTATGAACTACTCGATGATTGTTCAATCCTTCTGCGAGGTCTCCACACGCTTTGTAAAACTGTTGCCCTGAGACATCCTCGATCATGACACCTGCGTTAGCCAAGCGATCTGCAATCGTCTGAGTAGCGTACTTATCGAAACAGACTAGGCGGGGCTTATAAATGTCGCACCATGCCTTTATACTTGCTGCCATCTTTAGCTCATCAATAGCAACCTGAGAGCTGTAGGTCTCTAAAATTCCGATGCCAATCCGTCCATCTGGAAGTAGTTGTCCAGCGACTAATGATCCGTTCCTGCGTGACGGACTGACATCGAAACCGAATACAGTATAAGCCCCAATGGACATTTCAAGCGTAGCATCGGATGTTTCCTCGAGGATTCCGTGTTGCCACGGTGACGATAAACTGTCTATCCACTGACAAAGTGTCTCCGTGCGCGTGTTCTCAATCGGTGAAGTAGCGATCGCCTCCTCGATCGCCTCCTCTGTGATGGTGTATCCCAAAGAGGGGTTAGCCAAAGCCCATGCATTTCGATCGTCTATCTTGCAGTACTGCGGAGCTGAGTACTCATAGAATCCGAAAGACTTTGGAGGATAGTCAATAGCGCGCTCTCGCAAGTCGTTGAGCACAGTTGAGAATGCATCTCCAGCATTCGAGGTAAGAAGTGTTTGAGAGTTTGAATGAGCTCGAGTCGTAGGAGTAGCTGCTCGGAATCCATCTTCTGTAATTTCTCGAAGCTCATCAATGTACAGAAGCCCATTGACAGACCGACCTCGCGATCCATCTCTCGTAGCTGCGACGACATCAAGACGGGCGCCAGAGAGCATCTCAATAGACTCTGTGCCGTTGGCATGTCTGATCTGTTTAACGAATCCTTTAAGGTGGTCATTGGTCTCCAGTAGGTGAGTGACTTGTCGGAAGGTGTCTAGTGCCATGCTTCTGTTCGAGCTCATAATAAGGACATTGGTGTTCCACTTTATAAGGTGTGCAAGGATTAACATACGCGCCAGATGTGTCTTACCATTCTGCCGAGCCACCAAGATGAGGTTTGTTTTACGAACCCACATGCCTTTCTTGTCCACAGTCAGCATATCCTTAAGCACGAACTCCTGCCACGGCATGAGATCCATTTTGACGATGGCGCAGAGGTCTTTAACATCTTGCAGCTTGTTTTCGCCCTTGAGAAGTGGACTGTGAAGCCGTGGCTTGGTTGCCCCTCGTAGGGCTTTGGACTTTCTGGGCTTAGTTGTCATTGGTCTGGACTGGGTCGGGTCTTAAAAGGACTGTCCAGCATCGGTTCGGACTGCATCGGGGAGATATAGTCGAGAAAGACAGGGGGGGTAGCCGTCTGTGCTAAAAAAACCCCATCATTGAGCGCACCCTTGCGCAGGTTGCATGACTTGCACAGAACTCGAAGATTATCCAGACTGTGATCCCCGCCAGCCTTGCGTGGAATTATGTGGTCGATGTGCATCTCGCCCTCATCTGTGCCACATATCTGACAGAAGCGACCATCGCGCATAAACACGCGTTCGCGCTGTTCGCGGTATCGCCTACTGTTCAGCTTGTCTAATGCCATCCCTTAGCCTTCCAATGTGCAAGGGCTATGCATGGTTCTCCATACCTATGCCCTATGTACTTCAATCCCCATTGTATCTGCTTATAACCATCAACCCTAGATAGATACTCACTGCGCCCTTGAGGAATACCGTGGTGTGATCCATTACGAGCTAAGGGTCTCCAGTTGCTTTCCTTTGTATAGAGTATTTCTAAACACTTAAACTCTTTATAGTTATAGCCTAATGAATGTAAAGCATATTCTTTGTAGCTTACATATTGCACTGGTTTAGAGCCACCTGCTTCAGGCACTAGCAATAGAGATATCCCAATAGCTACTAGCACCCCGCGAGCTACGCCCCTAAGGGGCTCGCGGTGAGCCTTTGAGAGGCTCTGCGCCGTTAGCGTACCATCGCTGTCAAATCCATTTGTATAAGTCCTGCTCAGAGCGGTGTTTCGTTTCATAGTTCCTCCTAATCACCGGCTGTGGATAACTTCTGTGGATAACTATTTATCCGTACTGTAGAAGCCTTTACCCTTGAAGTGCGTAGCTGCTGCTCCAATAACTTTGACCATCGGTTCATTACAATAGTTGCACAAGATCACAGGTCGATTGTTCCATCCATGATTGATCTCTTGATTAAGATTGCATCTGGTGCACTTGTAATCGTAGGTTGGCAAGTTAAGCACTTCCTTATCATGTATGACCCACATCCAGAGCATCGGTCTATGTCTGCCTCAGTAGGTTCTTTGTCTAGGTGACCGTATCTTAATATGAGTAGTGGCAAGAGATCCTCAAGTCGGATGATGGCGGCATAGTCACGCGCATCTTCACCTTGTCCATTGAGTCTGATAACCCCAAAGCCTAATTCCCCCGAAATGGCTGTACGGCTTTTCAGCTGTGCTAAATATGCTTTCGGTTGAAATCCAGCGCGGGCTTTGACTTCAACATCGAATGGCACATTAACAATATCCTTGCCACTACCCCTTCCCACACATGCGCCCTGCCACACAGTCGATAGGTACTGTGCGACAACACGCTCTGTGCGGAAACCTCTGTGCTTCCTTGCTTGACTAGCCATTAACAGCTTTACACTTTGAGCATTGCCATGTGACAACACCATTAACCGAGTCCGATGATATGTCCTCTAGATCACGAATCTGAACTGGCTCATTGCAGAGCTGACATGGCACGAAAGCTGACAACAGATCGACCCATTCGCCATTTATCTTGATTCCAATGTTACCCATTTAGACTCTCGCCTTCTGTGGTGCGAACTTGCCATCGCTGCCTAAGTTGTACCATTTGGTCGGGCATCGATGAGCTGATGAGATCGCTGTGTTACAGAAGTAGCCACCCCATGCCTTGCCATTCTTTTCGCCTTCTCGCCATTGCATGTGTCCATGCTCGCAGCTTGGTGCTTCTACTGCCTCACCTGTTCCCATAATTGCAGCTACATTCTCCATAGCCTTTTCAAGTGTGACAGGTGCATCGACTACGCCCCGATATTCCCCAACAGGTGTAGTCCAGTAATCCTGATCATCTGCTTTGACTTCTGCCACTGCTGGTTTCACTGGCTTAGCAGCTACTACCTTGCTCATTTCCTCTCGGCTTGGTCTCTTTCCTTTAGGCGCATAACCTGCATTTGCAAGTGCTCTGCCGATCGCTGAAGTCTCGCAATTCTCCAGTGCTGAAGTCTGATTAACCCCTCGGCTAGTAACTGTTTCTTCAGCGTACCCTGTTGCCCATGCAACGCCATCTTCAGCATTCTTAAAAAGATAAGCCTTAACAATGTATCTACTTGCCTCGACCACTTCAAGCTCTGTTGCAATGCGAAATGATGGATGATCCTTAATAAACTTTTCAAGTCGAACCTCCACTGGTTCATAGTCGGCTAGATTAAACATAGAGTTCATTCTCCTCTGTTGCTAGTTGCCCTGCGAGTGCTCCATAGCTGCATAAATCGACCCAGTTGTCGATGTGTTGGGCTGATTGATTAGTCCGTGCAAGTTTAACGAGCACCATGATCCCTGCGACTTGATAATCGTGGATCGGTGTCTGTAAATATGCACTGAGGAGCATTGCGGTGTGTTGCAGGTTATCCGCAGGGTGACCATACGATAACCCACGATCGCGGATTGTATCTGTTGCGGTAAGTAGGATCTCATTAGCGCGCATCTGTTGTCACTCGCTGAAATGACTTAGCCACGATTAGCCCCTCGCGCTTGCCTTCATTAAAACCTTTAGCCCAGCCTACTAAATACCATAAAGCATTAGCTGCGAGTAGCAGCACAATCATTGGCATCTCAAAGCTCATTGTATTTCCTATCTGCATCCAGTGCCCTCGACTGGCTTACAGAATTAGTGTGACAGAAGTGTCCGACTAATCAAGCACATTCTGATAACGAAATGATAACGATTCGCCCTCATCCACGGCATCATCTAAGGTGCGCTTGATGTCAGGCGTAAAGTCGTCCATATAGGGTAAACGATCCGTCCTTGTTGATCGGCACTAAAAATGGGCTAACTCGATCTCCGTGTGTCTCAATGACTGCCACAGACATCTGCCAATTAGCACTGCCAGCCTTGAGATAAGAGGCTTTCTTCTTGTCCATGACATTTCCTGCCTCTAAGCCCCAAAGAGTCCTGTATTGGCTTCCTAAGCCTTCTGTGTAGGCACTGATGCCAGCCCTGTGAGTGTGTCCACAGACGACAGACTTGCCAAACTTCTTAGCCAAGCCAAGAGCTGTAAGTCCAGCGTTCGAGTTCATCGATCCTTCGTCTCCGTGGACTAAGACCCAGCCCTTATGGAACTCGAATGGCTTCTTATGAAAACGAATCCCCAAGTCATTGAAACCCATAAAGCGGGAGTACTCGAGTTCTGGAAGTCCGATGAGGCTAGGAGCTCCTCTAACGAGAGTGTGGTATAGACGATCGGTGTGGTTGGATCGAG